TTTCGCCGCAGGACAATCAGCAATCTACGCTGCAGGATACGCAGGAACACGCGGAGCAATCTACAAAATTACTATCACCGCAGCAGGCGTACTTGACCAACCAGTAGTAGCACTAGAACTCCCATCAGGAGAAATACCAACCGTCATCTACGGGTATCTCGGTGCAATACTCGTCGGCACAAACAAGGGTGTCCGTTACGCGGTTGCCGATTCAAACTCCAACCTTACGACAGGAGCACTCATCCCAACAAGCGGCAATGTTGTGTCATTCACCGCTGATGAAAAGTTTGTTTGGTACAACTGGTCCAACTATGACGGGGTATCCACAGGCTTGGGTCGCTTGGACCTATCCACGTTTATTGCCACCAACACCCCAGCCCATGCCACCGACCTGATGCACACCTCAACATCCAACGTTCTAGCGTGCGCCACGTTCAGCAACAAGCGATTGTTCTCTGTATCGGGCGACGGTATCTATGTTGAAGACTCAGCCAACTTTGTCACCAGCGGAGAAATTGTCACAGGTACTTATCGTTGGGGTATTCCTGACCGCAAGTTCGTAGCCAAGTTCGACATCAGAACCACCCCCCTCTACGGCACAATCACCCCATCCATCTCCCTTGACTCTGGCGGCTACACCGAAATGTCGCCACACACCACATCGCTCGCAACGGAATCGGTAGCCACAGGTCCACAGTCCAAGTTCATCGAAGCCAAATTCAAACTGACACTCAACAGAGGTTCAGCAACCACGGCACCAACCCTTACCCGTTGGATGGCACGAGCCTATGCCAGCCCAGCCCGAAGCCAAGTGTTCCGTGTACCAATCCTCATGCACCACCGTCTACATGTGCGCGACACCGATTACTTCTTTGATGTTGAAGCAGAACTACGTGCCCTACGCGATTTAGTGACAAATCCGCGCGTGGTAAACTATCAGGAAAATACCGAAACATTTTCTGTAGTATTAGAAGACTTAGAGTTTCAGGTCGCTGACGGGTACCAGTCCAACTGGGACTTGGAAGGAACCTGTACAGTTACAATGCGTTCAGTACAAGACTAGGAGTTATAGATGGCATACGCAGCGAGACGGTCATATGCAGGTGCGGCACCCGCATGCACCCTGACCAACGCCATCACCTCGGTTGATACGTCTGCGCTTCTCACTGGTGACGTAACCAACTGGAACACCACCGCTAGTGGTTCGTTCTTCATGGTCATCGACCCAGGTCTAAGCACCGAAGAAAAAGTTCTTGTAGGTTCACGTTCAGGTTCATCGCTTTCCTCCATCACTCGTGGTGTCGACGGAACTACTGCTGCCTCACATTCTGCTGGCGCAACTTGCTACCCAGTTTTCACCGCTACTGACGCTGACCAAGCGAACGCTGTAGCCGCTGCTCTGACAACTAAGGGTGACTTGTTGGTTACTTCTGGTTCGGCTTTGAACCGTTTGGCTGTTGGCACAAACTATTTTGTGTTGGGTGCTGATTCGACTGCGACTAATGGTGTGGCTTGGCAGTCTTCCCCTGCAAGTTTGATGACCGCTAAGGGTGACATTGTTGCTGCATCGGCTGCGAATACCCCTGCGCGTGTGGCGGTGGGTACTAACGGTTTCACGTTGATGGCTGACTCGGCTCAAGCGACTGGTGTAAAGTGGGCTAACACTGGTGAAGATGACCAAATCATTTTGGGTTCACAGATTTTCGGATAAAGGAACAGACACATGGCATCATTTAGTAAAATAGCGTTCCAAGCGACAACAATGACAACAGGTACGGGCCTGGGGGTCAAGGTTGCTGCAACGGCTACAGCAGGTACAACAATTCATACAGCAGCAAACGTTGCTACCACGGTTGATGAAGTTTGGTTGTACGCAGTTAACTCATCGGCTTCGGATGTGAAGTTGACGATTGAGTGGGGCGAAGCAACTGCACCAGATGGAAACATTGAATACACTGTTAAGGCTGAGAACGGTCTGTACTTGATTGTTCCTGGTCTTGTTTTGCAGGGCAACGCAACTCCAAAGGTTGTTAAGGCTTTTGCTGCAACCACAAACGTTATTGTGATTCACGGGTACGTTAACCGCATTACAGCGTAAGGGGTACTGAGTGCCTTCCATTATTAGAAACACATCGGGTGGTAAGGCCATTAGCGGTGGTTCTCTAGCTCCACGTTCTCGACGCGGTGGTACTGCACAGGTAAACTCTTATTGGGCTGGTAGCGAAGCAATTAATCCTCCTTTGACTTTAGAGTATTTGGTTATCGCGGGCGGTGGCGGTGGTGGACAAGGAACGATTTACAACTCAGGTGGCGGTGGTGCTGGTGGTTATCGCACTAACAAAACTGGACAGACTTCGGGTGCTGGTGCATCAGCAGAGGCATCATTCAACACGCCAGTAGGTGCTTTCACAATTACAGTTGGTGCTGGCGGTGCGCAGGGTGCAAACGGAAACAACTCTGTTATGTCATCAATCACTTCAACTGCTGGGGGAAAAGGTGGAACTGGAAACAATACTGCTGGAAGTGCTGGTGGTTCAGGTGGTGGAGCAGCTGGAACATCAACTTTTACTATTGGACAAACAACTGCTGGTGGTGCTGGAACAGCATTACAGGGCTCTACGGGTGGTAGTTCAATAAATAACTCATCTGTTGGATATTTTTCTGGTGGTGGTGGTGGTGGTGGTGCGTCTGCTGTAGGTGGTCAGGGAACATCTGGTCCTGCATCTGCTGGCGGTGCAGGTGGAAACGGTCTAAGTAATGACATCACTGGTACCGCAACTACTCGTTCAGGTGGTGGTGGTGGCGGTCCTGGTTATTCAAGTGGTGTTGCTAGCGGTGGAACGGGTGGTGGTGGTAACAGTTCTGGTAATACTGCTGGAGCAAATCCAACGGCAGGAAGTGTAAATACTGGTTCAGGTGGAGGTGGAGATGGTCGAAACGGTGGTTCGGCAAATACTTCAGGTGCAGGTGGTTCTGGTGTTGTCATTCTTGCTTACTCATCTGCGTTCAGCCTGATACCAAACATTGATGCTGGTCTTACATACACTGTGGACTCCACAACTAGAGCAGGATTTCATGTTTACACTTTCACTGCTGGTAGTGGACCTGTGAGTTTCTGATGGCACATTACGCATTTTTAGATAGCAATAATGTTGTCACCGAAGTTATCGTTGGTCGTAACGAAAATGAAATCGTTGCTGGTGTTTCTGATTGGGAAACACATTATGGAAACTTTCGTGGACAAATTTGTAAACGCACTTCATACAACAACAACATAAGAAAACAATATGCTGGTGTTGGGTATTCGTATGACCCCGATGCAGATGTGTTTATTGCACCAAAACCATATCCTTCTTGGTTGCTTGACGAAAACCATGATTGGAAATCTCCAGTTCCAATGCCAACAACTGATGGTCGTTGGTGGTGGAATGAAGAAGAACAAGAATGGACACGATAGCGTTCGGTTCTTTTCCACGCTCAGGCAGCCATTTCTGTATGGAATTGCTACACAAATCACTGTCCAGCGCAAAAATTGTTTGTCTTGAACACCGCATTTATCCATTAGATAAACAACAAAATCTTTTTACTACTATAAGAACTCCGTTGGAGTGTGTTCCAAGTTGGATAACCCTTACTGCTGATACCAGAAGTAATCGGGCTGAACAGGTTTTGGAGTGGTATTGCGCTTACTACGAAAAATGCAAAGAGGTTGGTGTACTGACTATTCCGTTTACACAGTTGATTTCTGAACCATTGTTTTCTTTAAATCATGTTTATAAAACTTTTTGTTTGCCAGTGGTTGATTGTTTAGATTTTGATTTAGGTACAGGGTTTCATTTTCCAACTAAAGATAAATCTGATTATGATGAGATTGTTCAAGAGATGCAGTCAGCACCTAGTTTTTCTAGGGCAATGAGTTTGTTTGAGGAAATATGCGTTCCCGTTGGCTGATAATCATTCCCGCCATTGTGTTCGCATTATTTGCCAAGCCTGCTAAAGCCGACACCCTCGGTGAATGGACATACAGCCAGTCCTGCCCAACATCAGGCTCAATCGAAGTCATAGACAGCACCATCATCTTGCATGGCCCTAATTATGGTGGGTGTT